ACGTTGTCTGAAGTATTGTGGCACCACCTCGCTGGGTGAACCGCAGGGGATGATGTGCATCCCGTGCTCCCACATCGTGTGTAGGAGTTCTTCTTTTGCTTCGGGTGACATGGGCCCGTCTGAATCGGAAGATAAGAACGGCATCATCACTGTACCCTTTTCACCCAATACACACCGTCATCGATGCGCCTTGACTTGATCTTCATGCCCAGGCCGTAACCCGCAGTTCTGATCCCCCTAACTTCTTCTTCGGTTTTCACCGTTACTGCATCACCTACAGACATTTCGCTCAAAAGCTTTTGCCATTTGCCTGACCCTTTTGTAGGGTGTGGCGGCAAGGGTGAGTTCTTCTCGATCACATATTCCATGTCTGGCTCCTTTACCAGTTGCCGATACTATCCTGCCAAATTAATTAATACAATTTTTTTCACAAAAGGTATTGCACTTTTCTTTTGCCTGAGTCATTCTCCGTTTCGTAGAGAGATGAGTTGAGTTAGAAAAGGAAAAGGAAATGCAAAACGCTAAGTGTTTGGCGCACCAGATTGTCGGCGCAAAAAACAAAAAGGCAGAGCTAGACAAGCACATCAAGAAGCTTGAACGCGACCTGCTCGATACCCAGTTAGTCAGTGCTCTACTGGCTACAATCCATAACGAAGGCGGCGAAACCACAGACGGCCCTTACACCGTTGAGATCCCTCGCACTCATGTGTGGGACCAAGCCATGGTTGATGAAATCCTTGAGGCTATGCCTCAGAGTGATTGGCCCTCCTTTGTTACCCAGCAGATCACCTACAAAATCGATATGCGTAAGTTTAAGGACTATGCGGTCAACAATCCTAGTAAGGCTGGCCCATGGCACGCTGCGCATTCGATCAAGCTAGGTGATTCTAAAATCAAAAAAATCAACGCTGATAAACTAAAGGAGGACTAATGTCTTTACTTCAGCAGATCACGAGCACCCGTCCTTCGGGTGGCCCAATACCTCCAGTGCGGATGAATATCCAAGGCACTGACGGTATCGGCAAAAGCACCTTTGGTGCTGGGTCAATAGACCCAATCTTCATACAAGCGGAAGACGGATTGTCTTTCATCAACGCGCCACGTTTCCCACAAGCGGATACTTGGGCTGAGATGTTGGAGCAAATCAAAAGCTTGGTGACTGAAGAGCACCAGTACAAGACAGTTGTGCTGGATACCACAGACGCTGCAGCCAAACTTGGCGAGGCATATGTCTGTGAGCAGAACAGTTGGTCATCAGCAGCTGATCCCAAGGCAGGCTACGGCGCGTTCTACGTTGCCGAAGAGAATGCATGGGTTCATCTGTTGTCTGGTCTCAACGTGCTGCACACACAGAAAGGTATGAACGTCATTCTGCTCAGCCACGTTGCTTCCAAGGCATACAAAGATCCTGAATTGGAGCCGTATGACCGCTGGGAGATGCGCTGCAACAAGAAGGTTAACTCACTCATCAAGGACTGGGTGGACTTCAACTTGTTTGCGAACTACGAAACGCAGTTAATCAAGGATGGCCAGAAGGCCAGAGGTGTCAGCTACGGCAACCGTGGTTTGTACACTCGGTTCGCAGCGGCATATGACGCCAAGTCTCGTTTGGAACTGCCAAACAAGCTTGAGTTTTCATGGAACAATTTCATGGAAGCTTACACCGCAGCACTCGCTGCAACCACTAACACTGAAGCAGCTTGAGGAGTAATCAGCTATGTCTTTAGACGATCTAAATATCAATCTTGACGATGTAAAGGAAACTTCGGGGGGTTCTGCGCCGTTCCCGCCAGGTGAATACACGCTTTCTGCAGCGTTGTTTGAGCGAAAAACGTCGAGCAATGGCAATCCTATGTTGGAGTTTGAATTCAACGTGGTAGGCCCAACTCACGCAGGCCGTAAGGTCTGGGATCGGTTTGTACTCAACAACCAAGTGGGCGTTGGGCGCCTCAAATCTTGGATGATTGCGTCAGGCGGCAACCCATCTGGGAAGCTCAGTGAGGATATGGTGCGTGGCTGCATGGGCAAGTCTTTCTTGGCAAACATCGAGATTGAAAAGGGTAGCCCCAATCCTAGCGGCGGAACGTATGCAGACAAGAACAAGATCTCTTCGTTCAAGTCTGGTGCTGGCCCTGCACAACCACACGCTCAGACTGAGCAGCCACAACAGGCACCGGCACAACCTGCCGCTGGCCTGAACACGGCAAGCTGGTCGTAGCGCAGGTAGATGGATGACGATACGAAGAAGGGCATCATCATGGGCGTGTGCATCGCTGCATCGATCTACTTTGTTGCCTTTCTTCTATCGTTATTTGGATAGTCAAAAACACAAAAGGAATTGCTATGAATTTACAATCAGAAAAAACATTACGGTTCGCAAAGAAAGCATTGGAGTCACATATAGTGGCCATGGCTGCTGACAAAGGCATCAAGATAACTAAGGCTCGCGCACAGATTGCGAATGATATTGGCGTTGATCCTAGTTCGATCAGACAGTTTCTCAACGGTGAAGTTGTCAAACCTGCACCAAAGACCATGCAGAAGTATGTCGATTGGCTTGGAGTTAACCCTGAAAAGGTTGAAAAGTCTGGCCCTGAATCAAAACAGGAACTGCGTGAACAACTAGACGCAGTCAACGAGAAGCTAATCGACACTGAGCGTCGCTTGAGAGCCTCAGAGGCTCAAATAGAATCGACACGAAAGAGGTTCGTTGAGAAACGTGAGCGTGTTGAGGAACTGGAGGCTCTGTTAGCCATCGACAACCATGATCCAGACTTGGTAGACAAGTACAAGATCGTCCACCCAGACAATGCTTGGTGGATGGAATACTCTGATGCGTACATCACCATCAACACGCAAGGCGAGGAGGCTGACTTCCACTCAGGCCCGAAGCAGCGTGTCTGCACGATCCCGATTCCCAACCTAAACCTTTCATCTACTTGGCACCACAAGGTTCCACCCATACAAACCTATAAGGATGGAAAATGGGAGATGGTCGAGAGTGATTATTGGTTTTTAGTTGACGAAGACGATAAGGGTCAAGTGTGGCAAAGGCCTAATGTTGATATTGATGGTCAATTTTACCCATCTGAAACTGTTTTGGTTGAGACACGCGAGCAATACAGTGCCCGCAAAAAGATTGAAACCCAAGAGCACATCGCTCTGTTGGTGGATATCGCTCAACGTATTGGTGAACTGTACGCCAAGTGTGGCGGCTGGCCTGACAACGAGGTCACTGTGGATGTCGAGATCAACAACATAGAGAACATTTGAGATGACGGATTCAAAGGCCGACTTACTCAAGCGCATTGAAGTGCTTGAGAAAGAGAACAATGAACTTGCAAATGCTAACTCTCGTTACAAAACAGATAACCACAATCTTCGAGACTTCAACAAAGAAGAAAGGCTTCGATTGGATCGTGATTATCTTGGGCCTAGCGCGGACAATTTTTTCTTCATAGAAAATATGGGAGCAGGCATTCATGGGTTCACGCATAACGAGGATGGTGAGGAGCGAAAGAATCTATTCATCATACCTTTTGTAGGTTTTTCCGAGGATGACCGTCATTTGTTGTTTGAACTGATGGATGCCCTTGCAAAATGTTATGAATCTATGCCTTGGTGGGAAGATGGCGAAGGAAGATCTTTAGGCTTGAAAGCTGTATTCACAGACACCCACTTGGGCGAGTGGCATCCCACTAAATCTCTTCCTAAACCAGCACCAGAACCAGCGCCAGAGGATAAAGATCAATGAAAGAAGATGACTTTGAAATGGAAATGGAAGGCGGCAGTGAGGATCACGAGTACGCCATGGACTTGATCAGAAACTTGGTGAAGGTCAGCAAAGAAGATCTAGAACCACGCATCCTGTTCGAGGTCATGATGGTGTATTCACTGGGCTGGAACTTAGCTCATGGTGATCATGAGCTCATGACTCAGTTGTTGCCACAAGTCGTTGAAAGCATTGAAGATGGTTCTTACACGAATGTGGCAGAAGTAATGGAGGATGAAAGGATATGTCATTAGCGACAGAAGACTTATCTAAGTTCAAAGAACGTAAGCGCGCCGTGCTGCGGTGCATCTACAAGTCACCAGAGGACAGTTGGGCCAAGGAGTATTGGCGCAACACCTACCGCAAACTCATGGAAGAAAGAAGAAATGGAGCTCAGGTACTATCAGCGCGAAGCCGTTGATGCGGCAGTCCATTGGTTCAACACCCAAGACACGCACCCACTCATCGTTTTACCCACTGGGGCTGGCAAGACTGTTGTCTTCGCCACCCTAATCAAGGAGATATTTGAGCGAGAGCCTGACTGCAGGATTCTGATCCTAGCTCACCGGCAAGAACTGGTCAGCCAGGCAGAAGATAAACTCAAGAAGGTATGGCCATGTGCACCATCAGGCATTCTGGCTGCGGGGTTGAATCAATACGAAGTCGATGGGCGTATCGTCATTGCCAGTCGGGACACCTTGGCAACACCAAGCAGGCTTGATACCTCTGGTGACTTTGACTACATCATCGTTGACGAGGCGCACCATGTGGCGCCAGACCCAAACACCCGGTATCGCAAGATCTTCGATCACTTTGAGTCCTCCATCTGGAGAACGCCACGCATACTGGGCGTGACCGCTACACCTTATCGCATGGGCCAAGGCTTCATATACGGCCTTGAGGAGCACTTCTTTGCGGGGGTTGCTTACCGTGTAGGTATACCTGAAATGATCCAACAGGGCTTCCTGTGCCGTCTGTCAGCCTTCAAGGTGAACGATGAGGCTGTAATTGATGCGTCAACTGCGCGGGTCAAGTTCAAAGGTGGTGACTATCGTGAGTCAGACATTGAGAAGTTGGCTATGGAAGATCAGACCATGCTGGCCATCATCGATGACTGGATTGAGAAGGCGTACACCAAAGGCCGATTGAGCACTGTGTTCTTCTGTATAACCGTGGCTCATGCCGAGAAGATGTGTCTGTACCTGCGCCAAGCTGGTGTAGAGGCTGCGGTTGTGACCGGCGAGACACCAAAGGGAGAGCGCGAAGATATCTTGGAGCGTTTTGAGGACGGCCAGATTAACGCACTATGCAATGTGTCTGTCTTGACTGAAGGTTGGGACGCGCCACGCACAGACTGCATCGCACTGCTGCGTCCCACCAAGTCGCTGGGCTTGTATGTTCAGATCTGTGGACGAGGCATGCGCACTTGGGGCGACAAGAAAGACTGCATGCTGCTGGACTATGGCGAGAACATGGATCGGCACGGCTGCATAGACACCGCCCGTCCATCGGTTCCAAGCAAAGAAGACAAAGAGAAAGAGCAGCAAACTAAGATCTGGATATGCGACTCATGCGTGGCGGTCAACGACATAGATCGTGACACATGCATTGAGTGCGGTGCCTTGAAGCCAGCACCCGTTGAGCAGCCCAAGCTGTTTGAAGAAGAAGAGAAGGATGCTGCCGCCACTAGGCAGGCGGCTCAAGGTTCTGTGTTATCAGATGAACTCGAAGACCCAGTAGAGAAACACGAGCGCATCAAGAACATCGAGTACGTTTCAGCTGAATCAAAGACATCAAAGAACGGTAATGAGTATCTCAATGTCATGTTCTCAAGTCCTGGCGACTACTGGCCACAAAACATGCCAATCATGATCGGCATGAAAGGGAAGGCTGGCATGATGGCGCAGAAGAAATGGCGGTCACTGACCAACAACCATTGGTGCCCCAGCACTATTGAGCAGGCTTTGGTTGAGGTCAACCACAACGGGGCCATGCAACACATCAAACAAATCACTGTAAGAAAAGAGGGTAAGTACTGGAATGTCGTTAGCGTCCATTTTTGATCGGATCGATGAGCAACTAGCGGAGAAAGACAACCGCTTTCGTGGGCACCTTGGATTCAGCGGGATAGGTTATGACGATGAATACAAGCAGTGGATGGGTTTCCGTTGGTGCTTACCGTCTACCTTCGGCGGCAGGATGCTGCGCCTCTTCGATCTAGGCAACCGCATCGAGGATCAGGTGGTTGAGAACATACGCGATACCGACGTGATATCTATCGCCTCGCATGACAAGGACGGCAATCAGTTTCGCGCATCGTTCCTTGGCGGTCACTTCGCAGGCTCTTGTGACGGCCTCCTCAAAGGCGTATTTCCACCCCCTAGTGAAGAAGTGATTCTACTGCTGGAAGTCAAGAGCGCCAACGACAAGCGGTTCAAAGAGCTCGTGAAGCTTCAAAGCTATGAGGAATGGAGCGAAACCTATCGATGGCAGATTCATGCTTACATGGGCGCGCTTGGCCTAGAGATGTGTATGGTTGTTGTGGTCAACAAGAACACTAACGAGGTGTACGAAGAGATCATCGATTACAACCCAGACATGTGGGATAAGGCTCAAGCTAGGGCTTGGCGCATCATCACCAGTGACGCTCCCGACAAGAGCACGCGCATGTCTGAGAAGGACTGGCGCATGAAGAATGAGTCGGAGTTGTATCGCAATATCTACTTTGGTCGCCGCTTGCCGGAATCGGTCAACTGCAGGAACTGCAAGAACGTGAAGCCACTGACTGAATCAAACGGCGCCGTGTGGTTCTGCAAGCGCAAACAGAAATCTCTGACGCTTGATGAGCAGCGAGAGGGATGCAATGACCACTTGTGGATACCAGAGCTTGTGAACGCCAACCATCTGCCGGGCAAGAGCACAGAGGATTCTGTGGCCTATCAGGTTGGGATCATGGAGTTCTACAACTCAACGTCTGAGGTGACGGGTGAGTATCACTACAGCAGCACAGAGATGCGTGAGTTATCTAAGGCAGACTTTGAGGCGGGCTTGATGATGACCGGCGAAAGCGTGAGGCGTGAGTTCCCTGGTAGCTACCTTGAGAACGTTGATGAGCGCAAGATGCCGTTCTAGGCCCACTCTCGTGGGTCTTTGATGATCAGTATCTTGAGGCCGGGGTAGAGGGCTTCGACAAGCTTCTTCTTGAGGGTGAACACCTGGGTGATGATGCCCTTGGTGTCCTCTACCACTACCTCGCCATCGCGCTTGTAACGAAAGTCCGCAACGTATGAGCAGATCTTTTTGTCTTCACCCTCGACGGTGATCACGCATGGGAAGTCTACTTGGACTTCAAGATCAGTGATCTCACCAGCTTCTTCGTAACGCTTGAGTATCTTGTACCGGGCTGCTTCGAGTTTGGAGTCAAAGACAATACCATCGTACTCAGTCTTCTTGGCGAAGTACTTGCTCTTGCCTTTCTTTGGTGCCCGCTTCGGGATCACATCAACTACCACCCATCAGTTTTTCTTCTTCCTGCTGGCGCAG